TCCCTCCCCCCGGTCTTTCAACGCCCTGGACAGGGCAGGGGGCTTGGGATGGAAGGGTGGATCTGGCTCGGCGCATGGCTGGTGGCCTGTGCGATTATCTTTGTGGACTTCAGCTGATGCGCGCACGCAGCACCATTGGGATCTGCATGCTGCTCCCGCTCATACTGGCGTTCGTTTTCGTGGGTCTGGCGGTGCCAGCTACAGTGCAGGCAGCCGATTGTCCTAACGCTGCGTCTTGCGATCAGGGCAAAGCCTTCAGCATGTGCCGAGCAGCAATCGACCGCACAATGGAGCGGTATCGCAGGGCGAATCCGCCGAATGTTCAGCCGGTGATCGCGGAGAACTGCATCGACTATACCGGGCGCATTGCCTGTGCCGTCCGGGAGACTGCGAACGGCGGATCGGTTCGTTGCTGGAATGCGGATGGAACGAATGAGAACTCGTTCTACTACGGCCAGAGGTGCGAGCAGAGGCAGCCAAATTCGGCGACTTCGATATGGTCGCAGCTCAGGGGGCCAGGCGGTTCTGTTGGCTGCATGGATGGATGCAACGTCTATCACTCATGGAATGTTGATGGGACGTTCGAGAACAACTTTGGCATAGGTGGCACGTGCGATAAGAAGCCCGACTGCTCGAAGGTCGGCGGCACGTTGAATCAGATTACCTGGACTTGCGATTCACCAGAGCCCAAATGCCCCGATGGCGCCAAGCCCAATTCACTTGGCAAGTGCGGCCCTGAGCCATGCCCGGAGGGCAAGGTGCAGCAGCCCGATGGCACGTGCAAGTCGAAGGAAAACGAATGTCCAGCCGGAACTGTAAAGTCGCCGGACGGGAAGTGCCTACCGGGCGATGGGCAGTGCGCGAGCGGGGAGGTCCGTGGCGCGGACGGCACATGCAAACGAGATAGTGATGGCGACGGTAGTCCCGACCCAGTTACCGACGAATCTTTCAGCGGTGGCGACAATTGCGCTTCGCCGCCTGCCTGTAGCGGGTCTCCAATCATGTGCGGCCAGGCGCGCATCCAGTGGCGCATTGACTGCAACACTCGAAAAAACCGCAACATCGCCGGTGGCGCGTGTTCGGTTATGCCAGTGTGTACGGGTGAGAAATGTGATGCGATGGAGTATGCCGGTCTGCTGATGCAATGGCGGTCCACCTGCGCGCTGGAAAAGATGGCGAGCAGCACCGGAACCGGTGGTGGCGATAACCCTGATGTTAAGGCTATTCGTGATGCGCTCACCGGCAAGGGCGGTACCGTTACGACCGCCCCGGATCGCCCATCATCAGACGTGTGGTCTCCGAGTAGCGGCCAACCAACGCGCCCTAATGCTTCCGGCTATGGCTGGGGCAGGGGATGCCCGCAACCGCCAGCAATTGAGGTCATGGGGCAAACCATCGCTTTCGACATTACGCCGCTTTGCCGGTGGCTCGGCCTCGGTAGCTATTTCGTTGTTGGCCTCGCCGCGTTGTTCTGTCTCCGAATCATCGCCAGTAGGGATGCCTAATCATGCCAATGCTGATCAGTACGCTGCTGACCGCGCTCGCCGCGCTGTTCCGCTCGAAGTGGGGTCCATGGGTTGCTGAGGTCATGGTTTGGCTCGGTATTTCCTGGGCGACGAATGAATTCCTTGTGGATCCGTGGATCAGCCAGATGGAAGACGCAATGCGTGCCGGTGCGCCCGGTGGTGAGTGGGGGGCGCTGGTGGTGTCGTATGCCGGCATCATGAAGTTCGATGTGGCGTGCACGATGATCGCTTCAGCTGTGACGGCAAAGTTCGCTGTCGGTGCCGCGAAGACGTTCCTGACGAAGCGGACCTGACATGCCTATCGAACTGTTCACCGGGCAGCCTGGAAACGGCAAAACCGCGCTCATGATGGAACGTCTTGTTGCGGAGGCGAAGGCGGCGAATCGCCCGATTTTCGCTGTTGGCATTGATGGCCTTGATCCCGGCCTTGCCACCGTACTCGATGATGCGCGGCACTGGAACGATAAGGACGCCGAGGGCGACTACATCGTCCCGAATGGTTCGCTGATCTTCGTGGATGAAGCGTGGAAGTGGTTCGGACACCTGCATGACGCTACGCGGCAGCAGACGCCCAGGCACGTACTGGAACTGGCCGAGCACCGGCACCGTGGCTTGGACTTCGTGTGGACGACGCAGCAGCCGAATCAGCTGTATCCGTTCGTGCGCGGCCTGATTGGTGCGCACTCGCACGTCGTGCGGCGTTTCGGCACGAAGATGCTTGACGTCTATCGCTGGGGCGAACTCAACGAGGAAATCAAGTCGCTCGCCAAGCGCGATATGGCCCAGCGCACCACGCGGCTGCTGCCTTCGCATGTCTTCGGGCAGTACAAGTCGGCTGAGGTGCATACGATCAAGGCGCGCATTCCGCTCAAGGTGCTGGCGTTGCCGCTGATGGCCCTCGTTGGTCTTGGCCTCGCCTATTGGGCGTACACGTTGCTGCGCCCTTCCGCTGTTACGGGTGTGGCGGACACAAAGGGGACGCAATCGGCGTTAGCCGATGCGGCCCCTGCGCACGCTGGTACCGGGTCGCGCAAGGAAGATGGGCCGCGCTGGCCGACTGCCGCCGCCTATGCAAAGGACCATCTGCCGCGCATCAGCACCATGCCCTGGACCGCGCCGGTATTCGATGATCGACAGGCGCGATCGGATCCGCAGTTGGTGTGCATGTCGTCCTTGGAGGGGCTGGACGCGCAGGGCGTTCGTCAAGAGGCGAGCTGTCGTTGCCTCACTGAGCAAGGGACAGCCTACGAGCTGAGTCAGCCTGAGTGCCGCACGTTGGCGCGCAATGGGCCTGTCTACAACCCATATCGGGAGCGGTCGGAGGATCGGCGGGACCAGCGCTTTGACGCGGCAAGCCAGCTACGTCAGGGCGAATCGGTGGCGCTGACGGGTAGTGTGGTTCAGCACGTTGAGCGGACCATGGGCAGTTTCCCCGAGTCGCCCGCAATCCCAACCGACAGCTACATGACCACGGCGCCGGGACCGAACAAGCTATGACCAGTAGCGCGCGCGAGGTATTGAAGTGGCTGGCTGTCGTTCTCATGACCTGCGATCACGTTGCCAAGGTGATCTATGGCGGCTACTTGCCAGGTCTCAACGAGGCGGGCAGGGGAGCGTTCCCCCTGTTCGCACTGGTGATGGCGTATAACCTCGCCCAGCCCGGCGCCGACGTGGTAAAGTCGGCCCGCAGACTCGGCATATGGGGCCTGATCGCGCAGCCGATACATGCCTTGGCGTTCGGGTACTGGTTGCCGCTCAACATCCTGCTCACGTTCGCCCTGTGTGCTGCCGTGATCTATGCAGCCGGCCAACGAAGGTGGGTTGCCCTGGCATTCGCCGCGGCGGTGCTGCCGGCATTCGTGGACTACCAATGGGCCGGGGTAGGGTTCGTGTTGCTGGCGTGGTTCGCCTTCAAGTGGCGCCGGTTCTGGCTGTTGGTGCCAGCATTCGCCGCGATCTGCTGGTTTAACGGCAACCTGTGGGCGCTGGCGGCCATTCCGGTGGCGTTGGGTCTGTCGCGTGTGGCGTGGCCGGTGCCGCGTGGTCGGTGGGCCTTCTATGGCTATTACGTGGCGCACCTTGCGTGCATCGGGCTGCTGGCCCCTATACTGCGGCCATGAACCTGCGCCGCTATCTCGACGTGCACTACTGGGTTGCCCGATGGATGGATCGGGCGTTCGTGCGTCAGCAGGCGCGCCGGAAGGACTGAGCACTCACGGGCAGCTTTCGCCGGGGACGTTCTCCCAGCCACCAGGTATTCGGCGGAACAGAACGCCGCCGATGCAGCGAACTTCGTTGCGCTGTTGCTGCTCTCTGCGTTCCGCCTGTTCGCGGCGCACCCGGATCGCGGCAATTTTCGCTTGCAATTCGGGGTCTGGCTCCGTCTTCGGCGCGGGGATCGGGGCCGTCGTCGCGGGTTGCGCTGGCGGCGCGTTGAAGCGCGCATTCCATGCATTCCCGGTTTTCAGGTGCAGCCAGATCCCGGCACCGGCCATTCCGAGCAGCAGTACCGCCCACAGGCCCATCCACGGGAATTCCCAGCGCGGCTTCGGCAGCTCGGATAGGTACTCCGGTCGTTCGCGTTCCATACGTCCCCCCAAGGCATCCTGCGCGCATTCTAGCCGGGGTGTAGGGGCAGCGCCCCTACGGAAGCGCCTCACACGCGCTGGCGGCGTTTCGGCCCCGGTACCGGCAGGACACCTGCAGGTGGCTCGGCGTCAGGGCCAGCCATCGCCATCGATGACCGTTTTTCTGTCCGCCGGCGGACGACTTCCCGGAGATCCACGATTTCAGAACCCTTGTAGGCCAAGGGTTTCCGGCGACGTTGCACCAGGTCTTTTCGTGGCGCAGAGTCCTCCATCAGCCGCCGCCATTCCTGTGCCTGCGCAGCGGTGAGCGACAGCCAGGCCAGATCCTGCGGTTCCAGCTCGTGGCCTTCGGGGGTGACCAGTCGACCAGCCTTAAACGAAAAACCGGCCCATGGGCCGGTCAGTTTCCGATCACGCACGATCAGGCTCCATGCCAGAGTAGGAGCCGTGGAGACGGCAAGAGCCGTGCCAGCCACGCCAAGATGATCTGAACATAATATACAGAATGCGGCTGTTCGGAGCTTGAAAAGCCTTGTGAATCAATGGCTTTAGCGCGAGCGGCGCCTGGCATTGCGATCACTGCGAGCACCAGCACTGCCGCCGCCGCGCTTAGCCTGTCCAACACTGAGCGCCAGACCCTGCGTTCGACCGGAGATGTCGCGCGCTCGGCGTGAATCTTTGCAAGCCATACAGCGCCATCGAGCTTGCCCAGCTCGCAAAGCTGCGCAATTCGCTCATCCGACAGGCCCGCCACGCCCTTTCGCGCTTGGTGCAGCGTCTGTCGCTGAATTCCCAATTTCGTCGCCAAAGCCATGTCGGACGGGAGTCCCGACCGTTCCCGCACTGCGTCCAGAAGTTCTGCAAGAGCGTTCATGTGATGAATCCTATTGACACGACGTGATGAGATCAGTTTACATGCGGCGCGTGATGTAGATACATCACACCCGCCCCCGGCCTCCCCTGTGCCGGTGAGGCGGGGACTACAGGGACGCAGGGGAGGGGGTAGGGGCATGAACACCGCACGTGCGGCATGGGCCGCTGAGTACCGCGAGGCGCGCAAGCTGGCGCGTTTCATCGAGACCTTCCACGAAAAGCTGAGCGCAGTGTCGGTCGGGGAGCGGACCTTCCCGCGTTGCAGGGGCTTCCAGTTCTCCCGACTTTCCGGCGACCGCCTTCATTGGATCGGCGAGGGCCTTTACGCACGCACCGTCGAGTCTCACCGCCTTCTGCTGGCGTGCCTCGCCCATGAGCACCCGAGGATGCCGGCATGATCGACCCGCTGATTTCCTTCGTGCTGCTGGCGGCCATCGTGGCCGTTTCGATTGGCAGCGCAAAACTCGTTTCGTGGTGCCTCGACCGGCGCGGGGAGTCTGCCCGTCGTAGTGCACGCGAAGCGGCCTTCGTAGCCCAGGCACGCGCCGAACTGGCCGCCTCGGGCTGGACCGCTCAGGACGAAGACCGTTACCAGTCCGATCGTCAAGGTGGCCGCCATGGGTGAGTGCCTGATCGTTACTGCCTTCCAGTGGAACGAGCTGATGCGCGCTATCGGGCTGATGTTTCTCACTGTGGTCGGTATCGGCCTCTTCGCTCGATTCGACCTGAGCCTGTGGGAATGGCGCGTACGTCGCTACCTGCGCCGACGTCGCATTGCGCGCATCAGGGAGACCCACCATGGCCGTTGATCGCGCTCGCTTCCGGATGGCTGTAGAGGGCGGGGCAGGGGGCTTTTCCCCGCTTTCGCCCGGTGAAAAGGGGCAGCGGGCGGCGGCGGAGATTGGCCCGGGGAGTAACACGGGCCAAAAGGGTCAGCAGGACGCAATCATCGACTACCTGACCATTGTGGTCCCGCTCTCCGCCCTTGAAGAGGTGAACTGCAAGAAGCTGGACCTCTTGCTGTTCCGCATCTTCGGCTTCCGTGGCGAAGTGGTTGCCGGTGCGATTCGTGAGAAGAACTGGAACTTCTACGAGCAGTCGGCGGTGCTGATCGACCGGGAAAACGAGGTGGTTGGACGCGTCGGCATCGGGGGCAAGAAAAGCACCGTATGCCTGAGCCTGACAGGCATGGGCTGCAAGTGGATTCGTGACTGGGCGCGCGTCTACAAGCAGTGCTCGATGCTGGACGCCAAGATTACCCGCGTTGACTGCGCGCACGACGACTACGAAGGCGAACGCCTGGACGTGCATGCGCTCCGCGAGGTTGCCGCGCAGGGCGGCTTTACCGAGGGTGGATGCCCTCCGCGTCACCGCTTCATTTCCGATGAAGGCCACAACACCGGCTGCACCCTGTATGTCGGTGGCAAAGGCCACAAGGAACTGTGTGTGTACGAGAAAGGCAAGGCCGAGGGCCTGCCGTCCTCGCGCTGGGTGCGCGCGGAAGTGCGCCTGTACGGCAAGCACATGGAAATCCCGCTGGACGTGTTGTTGAACCCGGGCGCGTACCTGCGCGGTTCGTACAGCGCGCTGCACGATCTCATCAAGGGCGTGTGCACACGGCTGCGCACGATCCGCAAGCACGTCGAAGTTTCTGCCGAGGCAATGGTGCTCTGGATGGAGCGTCAGGTGGGCCCGGCTCTCAGTGTTCTGCGCGGAGCGTTCGGAGATTCATGGTCCGACTTCTGCGAGGCCCGCATCGTCCGTGACGGTCACCCCGGACGCTTTCGCGGTATTGCCAAGGGTGACGCACTCCATCGTTATGTGAGGGAAGAACTATGCCCATCTGCCGCGTGAAGTCGGCTGCTGTCGACGAACAGCACAACGCCAAGACCAACTCCATCATCCGCTCCCAGATGGTCGGCCTCGACCTCGGCAACGGCTTCGAGTTGCCGTTCCGTGTCGGCCTCGGCCAGCGTCCGCCGTATCCGGCTGGGGAGTACGACATTGATCCCAAGTCGTTCGCGCTGTCGCCCTATGGCGACCTTGTCCTGAAGCGCTACGTGGACTTGGTGCCCATCGGCTTCAAGGCCGCTCCGGCGGCGAAGGCGTAATGCCATGGCCGTGCTGATCCCTGCGTGCCGCGAAGCCGACCTGGACACGGCCACGGGGACCTGCACGGCTGTGATCTGGATTCCTCAACCGGCGCTGCTGCCGGAACTGCCGATTGAGGATGCTCAGGCCATCGGAGCAAAGATCGCGCTCTTGTGGGCCTTGGCGTACGTGTTCCGGCTCATCCGCAAGAAAATCGAACAGTCCTAGGAGGACACATGCGCAATATGTTCAACGCCCTGAAGGGCAAGAGTGCCGCTCTCGCGGCTGTTGTTACCGCCTCGCTGGCTTCGGTGCCGGCCTTCGCCTCGGGCGGCAGTGGTGGCGTCGACGTGGGCAACGTGGTGACCGCGATTCAGGGCGCTGCCGCTCCCATCGCCGCCATCGGCGGTGCCGTGCTGACCGTGCTGGTCGGCATCAAGGTCTACAAGTGGGTGCGCCGCGCGATGTAACGGCAACCGGGGGGCAGGGCCGAC